AAAGGCCTACGTGATCGCAGATAACAAGCTGGCGCTGAACGCTGGATGGAACGACCAAATGCTCGGACTGGAACTAGCAGATCTGCAAGGCCTTGGCTTTGACTTGGAGCTGACAGGATTTAGCAAAGACGAGCTGGCCTCCATCATGGCGCCAGAGCCGACCGAAGGCCTGACAGACGAAGACGAAGTCCCAAGCATCCCAGAGCAGCCGAAAAGCCAGCGCGGTGACGTGTGGCTGCTGGGCGAACACCGACTCATGTGCGGTGACAGCACTCAGGCCGATGATCTGGCCAAGCTCATGGATGGCGACAAAGCCGACCTCGTCTGGACAGACCCACCTTACAACGTGGCGGTCGATGGCAAAGCAGGCAAGATCATGAACGACGACATGAGCAAGTCAGAATTCAGGAAATTCTTGCAAGCGGTCTATGCCAGGTACTTTGAGAACATGCGCGAAGGCGCGGTGATCTACGTGGCCCACGGTGAATCCGAACGCGCAGCCTTCTCGGACTGCCTGGTCGAAGCAGGCCTGAAACTCTCCGAAGTCCTGATCTGGGTGAAGCAAAGCGGAACGCTCTCGCGCCAAGACTTCAACTGGAAACACGAGCCAATCCTGTACGGATGGAAAGAAGGCAAAGGCCATCACTTCTGCGGTGACTTCACCCTGACCACGGTGATCGATGATGATCTGGACATCGACAAGATGAAGAAGGACGAGCTGGTGGCCATGCTCAAGCAGATCAAAGAGCAAATGCCAACCACTATCGTGCGCCACGACAGGCCAACCAAAAGCGACTTGCACCCAACCATGAAGCCAGTCAGCCTAGTTCAGCGCATGGTGGAATGGTCAAGCATGGATGGATGGATCGTCCTCGATCTGTTCGGTGGCAGCGGAAGCACCATGATTGCCTGCCAGAAAGCAAACCGTCGAGCACGCCTGATGGAACTCGATCCGAAGTTCGTCGATGTGATAGTCAAGCGTTGGCAGGATTTCACAGGCAAAATAGCAACTCACGCAGAAACTGGCGAACCTTTCGCGGAGGTTACAAATGGCAACAACGAAACAAAAACTTGAAAAATCGGTTCTAAAAAAGGAACCAAAGCAAAAAGAGCATGGTGGCGCACGTGAAAACGCTGGCCGACCAGCGTTTGAGCCGACCGATGCCGAGCGCAAGCAGGTCGAGGCGCTGTCCGGATACGGCCTGCCGATCGAGCAGATCGCAGTGCTGGTGCGTGATGGAATCGACACCGACACCCTGCGCAAGCACTTCGCAACCGAGCTGGTGTCTGGCAAAGCCAAGGCCAATGGACAGGTAGGGAAAACCCTATTTCAGAAGGTCATGGCAGGCGACACGACCGCAGCCATCTGGTGGAGCAAGACGCAAATGCGCTGGGCCGAAACCCAAAAGCATGAGCTGACTGGCGCAGACGGTGCACCTCTGGAGTTTGCCAAGATCGAGCGAGTGATCGTCAAGAATGGGTAAAGTCCTGCAACTCCAAACCCCTGAGTGGGCTCTGCCTCTGCTGGAGGCCAGCCGATACAAAGGCGCATGGGGTGGCCGAGGCTCGGGCAAGTCCCACATGTTTGCCGAGCTGATGATCGAGGCCCACATCATGGATCAGAAGCGCAGAAGCGTCTGCGTCCGTGAAATCCAGAAGTCCCTCAACCAATCGGTCAAGCGCCTGCTGGAGACCAAGATTCAGGACATGAACGCTGGCGCTTATTTCGAGGTGCAGGAAGCCGTCATCAAGTCCAAGAAGGGTGATGGCGCGATCATCTTCCAAGGCATGCAAAACCACACAGCCGACTCGATCAAGTCGCTGGAGGGCTACGACTGCGCCTGGGTGGAGGAAGCCCAAAGCCTGAGTCAGACCAGCCTCGACCTGCTGCGGCCAACCATCCGCAAGCCCGAGTCCGAACTGTGGTTTACATGGAATCCGCGCCAGCAAAACGACCCAGTCGACTTCCTCTTGCGCGGCCCGACACCACCAAAGGATGCGACAGTCCTGAAGGTCAACTTCCATGACAACCCATGGTTTCCAGATGTGCTCCGAGACGAAATGGAGTACGACAAGCGGCGCGACCCCGACAAGTACCAGCATGTCTGGATGGGAAGCTACCTGACCAACAGCAACACCAGAGTGTTCAAGAACTGGCGTGTCGAGGAATTCGAAGCACCTGCCGATGCCATCCACCGGCTCGGCGCTGACTGGGGATTCGCAGTTGACCCGACCACACTGGTGCGATGCCACATCATTGGCCGCACGCTCTACATCGACCACGAGGCCTACATGGTCGGCTGCGAGATTGTCAACACTCCAGAGCTATTCATGCAGGTTCCAGAGGCTGAAAAGTGGCCCATCGTGGCCGACTCAGCCAGGCCAGAAACGATCAGCCACATGAAGAAGAATGGCTTCCCAAAGATCATGACAGCGGTCAAAGGCCCGAAGTCGGTCGAGGAAGGCATCGAGTTTTTGAAGAACTACGACATCGTGGTGCACCCTCGGTGCATCCACACAATCGACGAACTGACGCTGTACAGTTACAAGCAAGACCCACTGACCGGCAAAATCTTGCCGGTGCTGGAAGACAAGAAAAACCACGTGATCGACGCACTGCGCTACGCTTGCGAGGGTGTGAGACGTTCGGCTGTCACAAAGCCTGCAACATTCACTCCATTGCCAAACGTAAAGAAATGGTGAGAAAATCACACAAAATGAGGATATAACATGGCCCGACTCTCAAACGACCAACGCCTTGCGAACCTGCACGACGAAGCCCTAGCGCAATTCGATGACGTGCAAAGTGCACTGCGTGATGAGCGCCTGCAATGCCTACAAGATCGGCGCTTCTACTCGCTGGCAGGCAGCCAGTGGGAAGGCCCACTCTGGGATCAATACGAAAACAAGCCCAAGTTCGAAGTCAACAAGATCATGCTGGCAGTGATCAGGGTGGTTAACGAATACCGGAACAACCGCATCACGGTGGACTTTGTGTCAAAAGATGGCGCTGAGAACGACAAGCTGGCCGAGGTCTGCGATGGCCTCTACCGAGCCGACGAGCAAGCATCGGTGGCAGACGAAGCCTACGACAACGCATTTGAGGAAGCGGTCGGAGGCGGCATAGGTGCCTGGCGACTGCGCACCGTCTACGAAGACGACGAAGACCCAGAAGACGACCGTCAACGCATTCGCATCGAGCCGATCTTCGACGCTGACAGCTCGGTGTTCTTTGACCTCGGGGCCAAGCGCCAGGACAAGTCCGATGCCAAGTTCTGCTTCGTGGTCACATCGATGACGCAACAGGCCTACAAAGACACATGGGGAGATGACCCAGCAAGCTGGCCCAAGATCATCCACCAGTACGAGTTCGACTGGTGTACCCCCGATGTGGTCTACGTGGCCGAGTACTTCAAGGTCGAGGAAAAGACCGAGACCATCCGCATCTTCCAGACCATCACAGGTGAGGAAGAACGCTACACCCAGGCTGACTTTGCCAAAGACGAAATGCTGGAAGAAACTCTGGCAGCCATCGGCACAGTCGAGGTTCGCCAGCGCAAGATCAAGACCAAGCGCGTGCACAAGTACATCATGTCGGGCGGCAAGGTGCTCGAAGACGCAGGCTATATCGCAGGCAAGTGCATCCCGATCGTGGTTGTCTACGGCAAGCGCTGGTTTGTCGACAACGTCGAGCGATGCATGGGCCATGTGCGTCTGGCCAAGGATGCCCAGCGCCTTAAGATCATGCAGCTGTCCAAGCTGGGTGAGATCAGCGCCTTGTCCTCAGTCGAGAAGCCGATCCTGACACCTGAGCAGGTCGCTGGCCATCAAGTCATGTGGGCCGAGGACAATCTCAAGGATTACCCTTACCTGCTGATCAACCCGATCACCGACCAGAACGGAAACCAGGCGATCAGCGGCCCAGTGGCTTACACCCGCAGCGCAGCAATTCCACCAGCCATGGCCGCGCTCTTGCAGATCACCGAGACCGACATGCAGGACATCTTGGGCAACCCAGCCGGTGCCGACAAGATGGTTAGCAACATCTCAGGCAAGGCCGTGGAGATGATTCAGTCCCGAGTCGATGGCCAATCCTTCATCTACATGAGCAACTTTGCCAAGGGTATGAAACGCTGCGGTGAAATTTGGCTATCGATGGCACGCGACATCTACACTGAAGAAAAGCGCAAGATGAAGACCATCGCGCCAACTGGCGAGGCTGGCATGGTCGAGTTGATGCAGCCAACAATCGATCAGGAGACCGGCGAGATGGTCATGGCCAACGACTTGACCAGTGCCACCTTCGACGTGATCGCTGACGTTGGCCCATCCAGCTCAAGCAAGAAGCAAGCCACTGTCAGAGCACTGACCGGCATGCTCCAGATCACCCAAGACCCAGAGACCGCACAGGTGCTGACCGCCATGGCCATGATGAACATGGAAGGCGAAGGCGTGGGCGATGCCAATGCCTACTTCCGCAAGAAGCTCCTGCGCATGGGCGTGGTCAAGCCAACCGACATGGAAGCCGAAGAACTTATGGCCGAAATGCAGGGCAAGCCTCAAGACCCGAATGCCATGTACTTGCAAGCCGCAGCCGAGAATGAAAC